ATTGATAAATATCAAAATAAGGTAAATTACTACATGGAGAAAGCTAAGTACTATTCTTCTATGCTCACTCAAGAAATGATTGTTCAAGAGGTTAAAGACCTTACAGATAGGCACAGTCATTCTTTTGATATGTTTAGGAGCTAATTAAATGCCTATTAAGACAAACATACGGAATGCAATAGAAAACTCTATAAAGGGCATTACAATAGCTCAAGGCTATAACTTTGAAGACTACTCAAATGAGAGAGATTTAGCTCATGCCACGTTCCCAAATTTTTATGTTCGAATTATTAATGAAGTAAACCTAGATTTTGATAGTGGTCAAACTGCTTTTAATTCATATACAAATGAAGCTGAAACCGAGATTACTTTATGGACTTGCAACGATAATTCAGAATATGATCCTCAAAGAATCAATGAAGACCAATTAGACTTGGCAGAAGATGATTTAAAGAAACTATTTGCCGATAGTGGGCAACAAGGTTCGCCCCTTGGGGTAGCAGGTGCAGATATGTTTTTATACATGGGTAGTGAAACTCAATACTTTGATAGTAACGATATTTTTACACCCGAAAAAAGAATTTTTAAATTTAGATTACAATACTCGCAAGACAGACTTGATCCAACTCAAATTGCTTGCTAAAAAAAGGATAATAAAATGGCTTTTAATATTGTTAAAACCGAGATGATAGCTAAAAGGGAGTCCGTAGCAGGTACACCCGAAACAATTACCTCAAGTGATTTTGATGTTAGAATGAGAGAACCTGAGTTTACACCTGATATCCAAGGTGGTGATGAAGACTCTAAATATGTAACAGGTGACTATGGTGAGGATATTGCTATAAGTGGTATTCAAGGTGCTACGTTTACAACTATGACTAAGGTGGCCTCTGCGGATGCAGGTCTTGACTCACCACCTAAATGGGGTAAATTAGCTGAATCTTGTGGTTTGGTTGGTACTTCTTATGCAGGCGTTGGCTATGGATACGAGCCTTTACAAAGTGGTGATAAGCAAACATCTACCTTTCATAAAATCGGTATTTCAGATGATGGTACTCCTGTGGGTTTACAGTCTTCAACTGCAGGCGTAATGGGTAATATGACTATTTCAGCAGAAGGGGTTGGATCACCTTTAAAAGTAAATTATGACTTTAAAGGTAAGTTTTCAGGTATTACAGACCTAGACAATGCCTCTATTCCTTCTTTGACTTCACCTGATACAACAGTTGGTGCAAAGTTCATGAATGGAACAGCTACTATTTGGGGTCAAGAGCTTTGCGTTCAATCTTTCTCATTGAGTCTTGGTAACACAGTTGAGTATTTGCAATGCCCTAGTGAGGCAACAGGTATTTTAACATCTACTATTGTTAATCGTCAACCTCGCATGGAAATGACTTTAATCTCACCACCTTCATCTGTATTTAATCCATTTACAGAAATTACAACAGAGCAAGAACAGGCTATTTTGTTTACATTTGGTGATTGGTCTATTGAGATACCTAGAGCTCAGATTCTTTCTTATGGTGAATCAGATGCGAATGGTAAACTAGCTTATGATTTAACTATAAAATTAAATCGCAACAGTGGTGCAGATGCTACGATGCAAGATGAATCGACCTTCAGACTTTTACAAGGTGCAATAGCTTAAACCTAAGCCCTTCGGGGCTTTTTTCATATAAAGGGCAAAAAATGGAAAAGAAATTAGAAACCGTTAAACCAACAGATGACCTATTAGAGTTTTTACCGATAGGGTCAGAAGTTATTGAATATTCACCCGAAAAAGTACCTATTGAGTATAGGCCTACTTTTAAAATTAAGCAACTTACAAAAAAAGATAAACTTGAATTTACTAAGCTAAAAATGACCATGATTTCATTAGGTCAAAAAATGGCTAAACAGGTTTATGATATGGATTCAGACTTTGATGACGTTGATAAGGCTATTGATGAGCTATCTATTGTTGATGATGTTGATAAAATATCTAATCGAGTAGGTGAGATCATACGCAAATATATAGTAGGTTGGGAAGGCTTTAAAGATTTAGAGTACAATGACTTTCTTTATGAATCGGATGATTTAGGTTTAAAAAAAGAAGTATATGACAAAGTGCCTGAAACTATGATGAAGCTATTGACCGATGAAATTTTGAGAATCAGTGGTTTATCAGAAGTTGAGGAACGTGGTTTAAAGTACTAGCAGGGTATCATAAAGGTAAAATTAACACTTATGAATTTGATAGAACGATTGACTATGAGAATGACGATTTTACGAAAATGATGCCCTGCTTTACCGATGATACGAGTGATGATATAATTCATCTCTATTATGAAGAACCTAGACTATTTATTCCTGAATCTGTATTTGAGTGGTATGAAGAGTTTGAATATTACAAAGAGTTTAACGGAGCACCAAATTTTAAAGAGGTATCTAGCCGATTTATAGAAATGAAAAACACCTATAATGGCTATTTATCTTTTTGGGATAAACCGAGAGCAAATAATGAGGGTTATTCATGAGTGATATAGTAACAAGAGCGATATTAAAAGATGAGATGTCAGCTCAACTAAACAAGATTAAAAACGAATTTAATAAAACAGGCAAACAAGCTGAAAAACTAAATAAGGAAGCTCAAGGTCTCTCCAAGGGTTTTAGTGGTCTTGCTAGCTCTTCTTCAATGTTAAAGGTTGGATTGGGTGCTTTATCTGTTGCGGGTTTAGGTGCGTTCGCAAAGTCTTTGGTTAATGCTTCTTCTGAGATGGAAACCCTAGAGACTAAGTTTAAAGTTTTGCTAGGTGATACAGAGAGTGCAAAAGCTAGGATGCAAGAGCTATCTAAATTTGCATCAACTACACCTTTTCAATTGAACGAGATAGCAAATGCCTCAAGGGTTTTACAGACTCTTGGTGGAACTGCATTAGCAACTGGCGATAGTTTGCGTATGGTGGGGGATGCTTCTGCTATAAGTGGTGAGAGCTTTGAAAACCTTGCTATACATATTGGTAGGGCTTATAGTGGTTTAAAGGCAAATAGGCCGATTGGGGAGTCTCTAGCAAGGCTTCAAGAGTTAGGCTTGGTGAGTGGTGAGACTAGAAACCAAATAGAAGATTTAACAAAGCAAGCTAAAGGAACTGAGGCTTGGAAGGTTTTACAGACTGAGTTAAAAAAGTCTGAGGGTGGCATGAAAGCTCTATCTAAAACTTTTGGAGGTTTAACATCTACTTTAAAAGATCAATTTGCAGAAGCTCTCAGACAAATTTCAAAGGGTGGCTTTTTTGATGATATAAAAAGTGGACTTTCTTCAATCGTTAAAACTATGGCAGATTGGTTAAACTCAGGTGTATTCTTGAGAATCGGTGCAGGTTGGGATTATCTTAAATATGGATTTAAGGGGATGTCTCAAACAGTTCTATTAGGTTTTCAGAGAATAGGTGAGGCATCAACTAAAATGATTGCTGAGTTGTTAGGTGGTTTAAATAATCTTTTAAATGCTTTACCTAGTTCAATTGTTCCTGATTCATGGACAGAAAATATATCTCATTTTGCTCAAACTATGGATTTAATGTATAAAGACGTACAAAATGGTGCGGATGATATGCAAATAAATGCACTAAATAACCTAGATAAAATGAAGGGTTCATGGGATGTATTTGTAGGAAATGTAAAAGTAAGAGTTGAAAAGCTAAAAGAGACTGAAAAAGAAGCGACAGAAGTAACAAGAATAGAAACAGAAAATCAAGCTCAAGTCAAAATAGAAAAGACTCAAGAAACAGCCGATGCAGTAGCTAAGATAGATGAAGATGCTTTACGTAAAAAAGAAGAAAACGAAAAATATTATACAGACCTTCTAAAGCGTGAAGCGGATCACAGAAAAGCTATTAGAATGGGTGAATTGAATTTAGCGATGGCTTTGACTAGCTCATTATCAACCATCTCTAGGAACGCTCTAGGAACGTCTAAGAAGAACGCTAAAGCTCGTAAGTCCATTGCCCTTAGTGAAGCTATTATAAACACAGGTTTAGGTGTTACAAAGGCTTTAGCTAGTTCACCACCACCATTAAATTTTATTAATGCAGGTATTGTGACTGCTCAAGGTGGTGCACAGATTTCGACTATTGCATCTCAAAAGTTTGCTCAAGGTGGTATTGTTAAATCTGAGAGTGGCGTTCCTAATATTGGGGATAAAACCTTAGTCCGAGTTAATGCAGGTGAGGGTGTATTTACCCAAGATCAAATGAAGGCTCTAGGTGGTATGATGGGGACTAACAATATTTCACCTACTTTGGTAGTCAATGGGAATGTAGATAGTTCAACAGTACCTAAATTAAACGATAGTCTTCAAGAGTTTGCAGATAAAATAAGAGCAGTTCTTCGTGGTAACGAGTTAGATTTGGTTAACGAGCTTAATTTGGTAACACAATAGGGGTTTAAATGTCTTATATATTAACAAGCTCAGACCTATCAAATATCACTTTAAACGATATTGAGGAGGGTTTTGAGTCTACTATTGAGATGTCTGCTCATGAGTTTCAAGGTGAAAACGGTTTAATAGACTTTTTTGATGATGGTTCACAATACGATAAAATTGAATCAACTTTTTCAGCTATCTTAGATGAAACAAATTTCAACACCTTAATTAGTGTTTATAACTCAAGTAGGGATCAAGATTTTACCCTTTCGCCAAGTGTTGGACGTGGTTTAGCCCTTTTCACTCCTGCATTTGGCGACTTGGGTAATTTTGTTTTTAAGATTAAAAAGATTAATTATTCAAGTGCATTAAATTCGACAGTTTATAAGCATTTTAGAGTGACTTTTACTGTGTTGGCATCTAGCCCTTTACCTACTTATTCGCCTTCATTGGGAAATGATGAAGGTAATATACAAATAGGTACAATAGGAGGTCTAAGGTATCCTATTGGTGGTTTTCAGTTACAGAAGACGTATGACCTAGATGCTGAAAATACAGGATTAGGTGTTAATTACTCAAATGATTTTTCAACTCAAAATGAAATAACTAAATTTAAGTTAAGGTTGTTACATGATAAAATGAGTTTATTGATTAAGCAACTTAGGTCGAATAGATATGACCCTATTGATTTAATAGTTCCAAATGAGGTTTATCCTTTTGGGGCTGAATTTGGAGGTGTAAATACTTTTTCGACTAGGTTACTAACTAAGAAGCTAAAAGTGACTCAGATTAAAAACAAGCGATATGAAATAGAGCTAACTTTTCAAAGGTTGCCATAATGAGCAAATACAGTTTTAGTGTTAGAATCGAGGT